TCCTGTGCGGTATTGTATTCGTATGTGTATGAAGTGATCTGTTCTCCTTGAATGGATTTAATTGATGCAGATGCACCATATCCTTCTGTACCTTCATCATCAAAAATCAGTCTATCATTGACTTGATAGTTAATACCTGGGTTTTCGATCAAGAAGTCTGAAATTTTTGCTTCTTCAAACTTTGTTGTAGTTTCAACTTCAATATCAACCTTTGATGAAATATCAATCTTGGGGAAATAATCGAAGAGTTCTAACTTAGATTCTTCGAAAATTTGATCAGGATCACTCGCCTCAGATGAATCGATGAAACCATCTCTATTTTCATCCTCAATTTCAAACGTTAGGACATCACCATTCTCTAGAGTTAGAGCATTTGTACTTTCATTTGGATCTCTTTCTACATCAATATCAACATTTTCAAATGGTGCTCTGTATCTAACAATACCAGTAGGGATGTTAGACTGGATTGCAAACTGCGTTAGATTCCAACTATCTGGAATTGAGTAGAAGTTTGGTCCAATGATATATGGGAAAGCAGCACTTCCATCTGCATTTAAAGTTACGAAATAAGCATACGTACCTTCTGGGAATTCAGGAGTTTTGGTGAATCTGCCATTATATTGATCGAGATAAAATGCCTCACTTCTGAATACATACTCATAATCTTGAATGAAAGTTCCTGCAGGGAAGTCTTGTAAAGATGGACCTGCAATTCTATATGGTTCTGGGTTAGTTACACTATTGAATACCAGATTCGTCTTAAGGCTGTAACTACTTTGGATTGGTACAATGTTGCTACTTAGATTTGTTGGGTCAGACAGTCCATATGGACCATAAATGGGATTGCCATCAAATGCCCATCCAATGATTGGAGAGTGAACAATACCAGACTGCTTCTCTACAATAACTCCATTTTCTACAGTTAAGTTATCGCCAAGTACATATCTTAGTTGCTTTGGATTTGATACGTGCCCATATTCTCCACCAAATTGCTTGTTAAATCCTTCGAAGATAGAACCGTTTGCATAATCAAAGTTTGTGTTGCTGTTTAAGTTATAAGTCCACTCAAAAATTTCAGTTTGGAAATCTGCTCCTTCTCCAATAGATTCTAGTCTAATTTGAGTAGTACCTGGTTTATACCCAATACCTCTATTCAGAATAGTGATGGAAATCACTCTTCCTGCTTCTAGTCCTTCGGATTGAATATTTGCTCTTGCTACAGCACCATAACCATCACCAGTAATAATGACCTTAGGAGCGGTAGTATAACCGTTACCAGAGGCGATAACTGCAATTGATACAATCCTGCCATTATTTACATACGCCTGTGCTGCAGCGCCTTCTCCGCTGCTCAGAACGACTTTAGGCTCTGATGTGTAATCTTGACCAGATGATACTACAAGTACTTCTTTGATTGGTCCTCTAACAAACGCCTCAGCAGCTGCTCCAGACCCTCCTCCACCAGTAATTGTAATGGTTGGTTTTGATGTATATCCTGAACCTGGGGTATTTACTAAAATTCTAGATACAACTCCTTTTGTGACGATAGCAGTTGCTGATGCACCCTCTCCGTCGCCACCACCAGAAATTGAAACTAGAGGAGATGATGTGTATCCAGAACCACTATTTGTTACAACAATCTCAGAAAGAGATCCATTTACGACAACACTACCAGATGCACCAGTACCATTTCCACCAACAAAATCAAGTACTGGTGGATTTGCTGCGTCATAATTCTTTCCATAATTTAGTATATTTACTTTAGTTACTCCACCATATTTGTAGGTGGAATCTGATTTGTAGTTCCATACAGAAATACCATTCACAAATGAACCAACAGGACCATATTGTGTTTCTGGTTTTAGTGAGATTGTTGATGGTACTTTGGGGAATCTATATAATTTTCTTTGGTTGCCTGGAAGTAATGAAGTACCTACAAAGGGACCAATCTTATAGTTTGGAATACCTGATGTAGCTACATAGACATACTTGCCATTAAAGAAAGTATTCTGAATATTGGTAGCAAACTTATTAATTGAGTTGTTGATTGATGGAACATCACTCTTTCCTTTGTTCAAGTCAATCGAGATTAGGATATTGCCTTGAGGATTTAGAGTTGCTGGTTGAGGAAGTTCGTATTTGAATACAGTTGCGCTTTCTCTTGAAGTTACTAGGAACGTTCCATTGTATACAATTGGGTTTGCACCATATACAGTAACTTGATCTCCAACTAGAAGACCGTGAGCAGATGTGCAATTGACAGTCGCAGTTTGATCATTGATACCACCATATGTGATACTATCGATCTGCAGTAGTTTTTTGACGTTATACAACCAAGATCTGATTAGATTGTTATCTTCAATAGATCCTAATTTAGATACTGAAAGTTTATCTCCAGGTAGATAGTAACTACTTTCATCAGTTAGTTGGGTATTACCAGACTCAACGATACCAAGAACTGATAGAACTACTTCTTCGGTAGTTCCCTGATTCGAATAGATGTAGAAGTTTGATGTACAAATAGTTCCAGAATCCCAAGACGCTGGTTCCTGATTAATGCCTCTAGTACATTCAATAAATTGAGTTAGTGATTTCTCCTTATAGCGAATTATCTCAGTACCAATAATAACTTCTCCGTTCTTTTCTGGCCATCCAATTGTGGAGTCTACAGTAATAATAGAATCTTGATCTGATAGTGGTTCTGCAAGTCTAGTCTTATATGGAATGACGAATTTACCATTAATGGATTCTTCAGAAAGAATCAATTCATATACGTCAAAGTTTGCAGTCTGAATTGCAGTGAAGTTCTCTACTGTTGCAGATGCATACAGAACATTAGTATCCACTACATCCGCATTTTGCTCTAGAAGAGAGTCTTTTAGATTTTGGGGATTTCCAGAGATTAGTTTAGCACGAAGGATGGTATCAATAGACCAAGTTGCTGCAGATGGTTTAATGATCTGGTCTTTTGGATAGGTGATATCAATTTCAACACCGTATAGAATTTTAAATAGGTATGCAATTGAATTCTTAGTACCCTTAGATGCATAGAAATCTTTTATAGTTCTAAGAACATTTGAGATGTCAATAGAATCAATATCCAGTTGAGGCATTCCTGGAAGATACTGAGATGTAATCTTCTCCATGATTTTTCTGAGGAATACCGCATCAAGTCCTTTAACATCGCTACCACTGATGTGAGATGCTTTGATGGATTCTGATTCTGATTTAAATACAGCATTATCCTCAGAATCATATTCTACGATTCCACTAACTCCTCTGCTACACTGAGCAAATTCTGACTTTGTATAGTTTTTACCTGGGTTAATTACACGAAATCCAGTAATTTCACCAATTCCAATTTGAGCAGAAGCTTTTGCTCCAACTGGAGAAGAGATGAATACCTTTGGTGGAAACTCAATCGAATAATTTTCTCCAAATTCAGTAATATTGATATCGATAATCTGCCCGTTGAAAACTGTCGCTACAGCCTTTGCGCCAGTTCCTCCAATTGGGTTACCTAAGTTATCTACTCTATCATCAACGATGTATACGCTAGGAACGTCATCATATCCAAAACCTCCAGATAGAAGTTCAATACCAATAACTCTTCCAAAACTATCAACTTCAACATCCAAAATTTGAGCACCAGTTGGTTCAATTACCGAAACTCTTGGAAGTTCTGTTTGACTGTATCCAACTCCACCAGAGATGACAGTGATTGAAATGAGTTCACCAGAGGCGTTTATATTGCCCTGTAGGAGTGCTGTAATTCCATTTGCGGCGTCTGGGGCATCAATGTAGATTTGAGGCGCTGTAGAGTATCCAGAACCACCTTCTAAGACTTGTACAGATAGAACTACACCATTCTGATTAACGACAACATTTCCTACTTTTGCTCCAGATGGATTAACAAACTGAATTCTTGGTACGAAATCATATCCACTTCCACTATCGATAATATGGATTTCGTCAATACCACCATTATCGTTTACTGTAACGAGTCCTTTCGCAACAGATCCTTCACCATTAGTGGGAGCTTGGATAGAAACTAGTGGAGGATTTTCCTTGGAGTATCCTTTTCCAGAGTCAATCAGTGTGACTGTTTTGACTCCACTTACTAGAGCTTCTGCAGTTGCATTAGTACCAGTACTCTTAACGAGAGAGACTTTTGGTGTATTTTCTACTTTATATCCAGATCCACCATTTTTAACTAGGATAGATTCTAGTTGACCAGAATCATTTACTACAGAAACTGCAGAAGCATCGCTACCAACATTAAGTAGAGGTGCATTGATGTATGCTACAAAAACCGATTCTGTTGGATACTGTTTAAAGATGATAGTGTCAGAATACAGACTAAAATCTTTAATTGGTGTTAGTAAATTTCCATCTACAATTGCAATAACTAAACTTGTAGATGAAGGAGAAGATGCAACTCCATTCACCTTAAGTTTGAAGTCATATCTAACTTCTTCTACGTTAGTATTGAGAATTGGTAATTGGTCAAATACCGCAATTTCAGATTCTTGGAAACCCTTTAGATAGATAATTTTAATATCTTCACTAGTATCTCCAAGATTTATTGGATCATATTGTCTTGGTGGATTAGTGAATCTAATTTTGTCACTTAAGATTTGATAATCAACGCCAGGAATTAAGTATTCATTGTATAATTTTACAATGACATGCTCATTTGATGGTGGATAAACTGGTTCGTTATTTACCGTTAAATCGAACTCGAAGTTTATACCATCAAATTCTCTATATGGATTGAATAGAGGAACTAGTTTTTTATTGAATTCTGCATATGAAATATCAGGAGTTAGGATGACATTTGGAGACTTCCTGACAAATTCATAATAAATTACTTCATCATCAATCAGTAGAGTTCCATTTTCTTCTGGAAATCCATCTGTTGTTTCTACTTCAATATTTCTGATATCTGCAGAGATGTCAGAAATCAACTTCGTATTGCTTCTTAACTGAGATACTTCATACTTAGAAAGATTGAAGTAGTCTGGTAGATTATTTAAAATGCCAACAGGCCCGCCACCTCTCTCCTGAGAACTATAATATGCTCTCAGAAATTTCTCGAAGAGTGGATTTTCCTCTTTAATGAAATCTGGTACTTGATTTAGTACAGAAAGGGATGCTGATGCTAAGTTATGCATTTTGTATTACTATCTCCTATACTTATATTTAACAGAGTTATGCGAAGCAGGTATCAGATGTTGTTGAATCTGCCTGTGTTAGGGATGGGTATGATACGACTGTTGGAGTTGATGTTATTGCCGTTGCTGGTGCAGATGCAAGACTTCCTGGAGCAAATGCTGCCACTGTAGCACTTCCTGGGGCCACTACAGTAATTGATGGTGGTGTAAGCGAAATCAACGTTCCTGGCGATCCAGCAGCGCCTGGAGTTGCTATAGCAGCAGTTGCAGTTACGGTAGTACCATTAGAAGTTGCCGCCGCTGCTGTAGATGAAGTACTGGCAGTTGTTGATGATGTCAACGATGCAGTTGTGGATGTTGTGGATGAAGTTAGTGAAGTAGTTCCACCAGATGTTGTTACACCACCAATAGTTAAAGAACCTCCAGAGATACCTGTTCCTGCCGCTCCACCAGAAACAATTTGACCATCAATTGTAATGAGACCAGAACCCTGACTTGATGTAGTTGTCTGACCCCCACCAGTTGCTGATGTACCAGAGACCAATGCGCCAGAAGTTGATAGAACTTGCGTTGTATTTGGATCTGCAGAAATTGACTTTCCTGGTGTTAGTAGGCTCTTTGCAATTAACTTCCCACTAACTTCTCCAGGAGCAATGTTTGCTGGGTTCTTAGGTTTAATTGATAATTGGAGATAATTGACATCTCCTACAGGTGATATTGGACCAACTCTAACAATACCAGTAGAGCAATCATACAATCCAGCATTGTTGTTTGTGTACACCTTTTTATTATTTGAGATGTAATATTGTCTTAAATTGCCAATACCATCATCTTCTAGATATTGTAAAGTGCTAGGGCGGTCTGCAGTGTAGAATCCACTGGATTTAATTACATCGCCAGGAGAAGATGAGCATGAGCAATCTAACTCAATACCATAGTTCACATCCCAAGTAGTTGGAAATCCTTTTTGTTCCTCTGATGGGTATCCAAGTAATTTAAATACAGAAACCTGAAGCATCACATCAACAATACTCTTGTCTGCTTGTAAGATTTCTTTTTGTATTTTTGATGTTGATAGTGTTTTATTGAAATTACCAAGGTCTTCTAAAGCACCAAATCTCTTGATAGCATTCAATGCTTTCTCTTTAATGATATCTGCAGTTCCTTCAGGTAACGCTTGAGATGTAGATGAACCAGATGTAAGAGCACTTTTAAAAGTATCTGCGACGACTAGGATATTTAAATCCACAAAAATGTCTTCTGGGTCCTGAACCACAACCTCAATAGATGCCATTGAGTATGGTCTTAGGTCTTCGATTATTTGCTTTTTCGATAAGTTGTTTAATCTGGTGTTGTTTTTTGTTTTTACTGAGATATAAATTTTGCCGTATACTGGAGGACTTAGTGTTTCTCCTCCAGTTGCTAGTACATATCTAGCGTTTGGGTAGATTGATTTTACAATATTTTCGTAGTCTTTTGTAGTTACTGCTCTATTCTGAGAAGCATAATATCTTGGAGCATTGAATTTGATGGACTTTAGAGTTTCTGGTTTATCTCCAAGTTGAGTTTTTTGATTCAATTCAAGTCTAACTCTAGATGGAGAGATTACTCTATCATCGGAATCAATGATCGACCCATTGAATGCCATAGTGGAAATATTGTTTCCATCAGGCCCATTTGTTCTGATATACTCAAAGATTACAATATTACCATCTTCTAATGCTTTACCTACAACGCCATCACCAAAAGTAATTTCATATCTTCTGTCCTCAAACTCACTAAGGAAGTATGCTCTTGATGTACTATCAATGTTAGTGATATTTTTTACTAGATTGTATCTATCTACAGTTGTAGACTGGGCATTTTGCTTTACATACACTTGCAAAGTATCAATATCTACCCAATCGTTAGGAACGATGAATTTTTGATTTGTTGTCGTA